TCCACAAAGAACCCATGGATCGGATTGTTTCGATTATCTTAATTGGCGTATCTTTCGATTAGAATTTTATGGAACTCAAATAGTTCAAGCATGAATCTAATCTATCAAGGTGATATTCTTGAACTCTTGGAAACGAGGGGGAACAATTCAGTTGATATGGTTTTCACTGATCCGCCTTTTAATGATGGTATAGACTACGGAGTTTCAAAAGATAATCGAGGGGATTATTGGATATGGGTTACTAAATGGATATCAGAGTACAGGAGAATCAGCAATAATCGAATGGCTATTTTATGCAGGAAGGATAAATTGACACAATACATTAAAATTTTAGAATTAAATGATCTTACCTTTGCAGAAACTGAATTGATTATAATAGATACTCGAATTAATTGGTTTGGATTAATTATAACAGGGGGATTAATTCATAAAAGAGGAAAGAAATTTTGGGAACATAGAAACGAAGATTTTTTTACATTTGATAAAGTTAATTATAATAACCCTGGTTTGACTTCATTAAGATTAGTTGAAAGAATCGTGAAAACTTATTCAAATGAAAATGATGTAATTTTAGATGGTTTTATGGGTTGTGGTACAACTGCGGTAGCTTGTAAGAATCTTAATCGCAATTTCATCGGTATAGAGTTAAATCCAGAATATATCAAAATCGCAAATCGGAGGCTGAAAGGAAATAATCATGGGAACTGATCTTGGTGGGATAAAAGAATTATTAATTAATAAACCTCTGCAATATCAAGTAGCACATCAATTGAATTTAGCATTGATGAAAAGAGCCGATCTTAATAAACAAATGCAAATGGCAAATAGTCGAGATTGGTTTTGGGAACAGGACAATCATGTTATCAGATCATTTCTTGAAAACGATCTAAAATTGTATTATGTAGATCAAGCTGATATTACTCACATGAAATTGATTACACTGGATTTCTTCATTTCGGCTTTTCTAAAAAAACTCTGTAATGTTTATGATACTCCACCTGTATTTAAATTTGAGGAGAAAGTAAAAGAAGAGTCAGAAACACGATTTAACAAATTGATGAATGAAGTTGATATTAAACAGAAGATGGCGGAGAACTTCGAGAAAATGAGACTTCATAATACCATCATGGTCTATGTTCAATATGCGGGATCTATTGATTTAATGCACATTCAGAATGGCTTTAATGTAGGAAATACATACATAATTGAACACCCCGAATATACTCTTGAATGGGATGCGTTAGCTTATGTTTATATTTCAGAATCAAGTCAAGACGTTCAAAGAATTGTTTGGGATAGAGGAACGAATGAACATTATATACTCTTATCTGACAAAGCACTTCCCAAATTCCATAAAGATAAAAAAACAAGACGATTTGACGGGAAAGATTATATAGCGATTGATGATAATAAAACTCTCGACGCACCCAAATATGACGAAGAGGGAACAATGCCCTGGATAACATATCGATTTCAAGATCATAATCGTGCTTTTTGGGGAAATGGTTTTGATTCACTGGTCGAATTGGTAAGAGTTATAAATGTTCTTTTGACAGTAGCGGAAGATGACACAATACAGGAAACGATTAGAATCTTGATGCTTGATTTCGATCCGATTGGTACATTAGGCGAAGGCGGTACCACTAAAGTCGGTTTACGTCATCCTGTTTTCCCAAGGGGTGGTACAGTTGGCGGTGAGGGGAAACCATCAGGACAAATCTTGAGTGCTGATTTATATAATGATGATATATATAAATTGGTTGATAAACTGGCTGGAATTACCTCGAATATGCACAGCGTTGATAGTCCCTTGAAGGAACGATTGACTCAAGATTTATCAGGGATAGCTTTGCGTTTGAGAGCCGAGCCATTAATGAGATCGTGGGCTCTTGATATTAACAAATTAAGAAAATCTGATATGGATCTAATCAAGACTATTGTTTTGGTTAATAATTATCATCGTGACGACAATCAAATCGATGTTAAGATGCTTGAATCTCTTAATATTGATTATCAGCAACCTCATGTAGTTAGTGATGAAAACTCTGATTATGAATTAGAAAGAATGAAATGGGAAGATGGCATGAGTTCACCAGTGCAGTTTATAATGAAACTCGATCCCGAGATTAAGTCAGAGGACGATGCAAAGGAAACAATCAAAAAGAATTTAGAAGATTCTAAAGAAGTTGGATTGCAAACGAGAACAGCCGAGAAAGTAGGCGGTTTTGCATTGAGGAGATTAGGCGTAGGTGGCGAAGCTGGCACATAACCTACAAGATAAGATCGATCTCATAAATGAAAGTGTAGAGGATGATTCTGAGTTGATCCTTGAGCAATTCAATTTCGAGGAGTTCTGGAAAAATCCTCGTATCTATCTTGAACAATTATCAAATGATTTCATAGAACAGCACATTGACGAAATTCAAGATGGTGCAAATGCGGGAGCTAAATTCGCCACTGATGTTATGAAGAAAAGTTAATGGTATATACCGATGGTAAACATTTAGTTGCTAATAGTGTAAAAGAACTACATCGATTTGCTCAGAGTATCGGATTAAAAAGAAAGTGGTTTCAAGATCATAGAATTCCGCATTATGATTTGACAACCTGGGGAATGTATCAAAAGGCACATTTTAAGGGAGCTATTGATCTTTCAACAAGGGATTTAATACGGAGGCTAAGATGAAACGGACACAGGAAGAACTTGATCGAATGAGGGATTTAGTTGCAACCGCCGAAAAGATGGCGAAAAATCCCGAGTTAATTCTATTGATCGGGAATCCTGATAAGAGTTGTAAAAGATGTTATGGAGTCGGTCATATAGGGAGAGATTCATCAACACAATTATATATTTTATGTTCATGTATATTCTCAGGTGAACCAATCTGGATGAAAAAAACAGCAAGGAGATTAGCCAATGCCGTGCGGAAAGAAACGTAAAAAGAAAAAAAGGAAGAAAAAATAACTGTAAAAACTAAGGTCAACGTCAAGTTTGATCTAAATCGATTCAGGCGGGAACTTAAAAAAGCCATGCCTGATATTATTAACGACTCTGCTCATGTAGTCATCAAAGATATTTCCCGAGGAATCAGAACTCGGACAGATATTGATGGGGGAACGATTCAAAGGTTGAAACCGTCTACTGTATATTCTAAACGTGAAAAGGGAAGCATCTCTCCATCAACACCTCTTGTAGATTCGGGTGAAATGACGAAATTACCACCACCAATTAGAGCAACAGCCAGTAAATTGAAAGCAATAATCAGAACGGGTAAAAGACGTAAAGCGGTAGCAGGTTACCATCAATTCGGTACAAGTGCTACTGAGATCGTAGCGGGTGAGGGTAAAGTTCTACCAATCAGAACTCAGCAAGGTAGATTGATCTTTCGCAAAAGTGCAAGACACCCAGGATTGGCTTCAAGAAAGTGGTTTGGGATTTCAGATCGAGCTTATAAAATAATGAGAGATCGAAGATATAAGAAAATGGCGGCGATATTAAGACGAATTTGGGTTTAATATGCCAGGTGAAATAGATATTGATCGAATGGAAACCTATGTAACAAATGGGTTGGCTTTGAATATTGATAAGACAATCGCTGATCTCGATTTATTGATGCTTCAAATGCAAATGTCGGGTATGTCAGAAAGTCAGATTAAATCAGTATTAATCAATGATTTGCAAACAGGGGGAAAGATATTCGGAGGATTCAAAGCGGGAACACGGAATATAGTTAAAGAAGCGGTACAAATGGCATCCACTGATGGATCGATCCAGAAATATCAACAAGCGGGAGTAAAACGATTCAAATGGATAGTGATGTTTGAAGGAAATCAACCCTGTCCAGATTGCAAACCAAGACATAATCGAGTTGAAACTATGGCTCATTGGCGGGACGTAGGGTTGCCAGGATCGGGATTTAGTATATGCAGACAATTTTGTAAGTGTAAATTGACTACTGTTAATTATAAAGGTGAGGAACTTGAAAAGCCTTTAAAAAGGAAAAAAGTGAAATATATTCAAGACCTTAATCCAAAACAATATGATAAATATAGAGTTATAGCGAAACAGAGATCACAGGGTAAGATCACACAAGCGGAATTTACCAGCAAATTGAACGTGATTAAGGGGATGTAATTATTTTTATTGACAAACACCCAAATTTTGGATTATTTTAATTCAATGACTTTCTACAAGTCAAATATACAAAAATCCACAAATGAAACTCGGAGGCACTATGGGATTTAAAACAGTTAAATCCTTAACTGACAAGGTTAGAGATATTGTCAAAGCTGGCGGGGATAATATCGCCACGGATATCGAAGGCTCTCTCACGGGTATAGAGAGAGATGTTACGGGCTTAGACGAGGATTTAAGACTTGCCAATCGGGAAGCTAAAACCCGAAAGGAAACAATCCGAGAGCTCGAAAAGGAAAAAGTCACATCTGATAGTAAAATCGAAACTCTGGAAATTAAAGTAAACGAAGATAATCCAGATGTGGCGGAGTTCGATAACCTCAAAAAGTTCAAAGTCAGAACTATAAAGGCTCAAAGGCAATCATTTGTGGATACATTCGGAACTATCGTAAAACACGAAAATTTCGATAAAGCCAAGCCTTTCTTAGTTCTACCTGAACCGAATGAGGATGGAGAGTATGATTTTAAAGACATATCAGACGATGATATGGAAAAGAACACTCTCGAACTCCAGAAATTCGTGACTCTCGGCATATTTGGCGAAGTTAAAGATCCGAAACAAAAAGCTCATGGTAGCAACCGAGTAGGTGAGCAGACTCCAATGCAAGATAAGGTGGCTGAGATTCAAACTCGATTACATGAGGGCAAGATCAATGCAGATCAAGCTCACAAAGAAATCGCCGCTTTATCGGAGACCCCTGCTACCACCTAAAAAATTCACGGAGTAAATATTTATGGCTACACAATACACGGGCGTTGCCCAGGTAGATGACTCTATCATTTTATTGATGGATGCCGCTTTTCTGACTCAGGCATTTGATAGAATAGTCATGGACAATTTCGCTGATATTGAACGGGATATTAATGCGAAATCGATAGACATTACCAAGTACAACAAGCTCGCCAAAATCACCGCCGCATTAACGGAAACGACTGATCCTGATGGTGTCCAGTTAGTCGATGCCAAAGCCACTCTCACCCCTGCGGAATATGGGAATGTTATCACTCGAACTAATCTTGCGAGATTACAGACAGGCGGTAAAGTTGATTTAGCCGCCGCAAAATTGGTTGGTGGTAATATGGCGGAATCGATGAATGGTTTAGCTTGTGTCGCATTGGACGCATCAAGTAATGAATTGGTGGCGAATAGTGCGGCAAATGAAGCCGCCCTGGTTGCGAGTGATACGGTTCAATCTTCTGATATTGAGTATTGCGTTAACCGTTTGAGACGGACTTCTATACCACCTTATGGCGACGGTTATTATCGGGCTGTTTGTCATCCCGACGTTCTGGACGATGTTGCAAAACTGGCTGATTGGAAGGATTACGAGAAGTATGTTGGTCCTGGTTCACCTGATTATTCAAGAAATTGGATGCCTCGGATTTACAAACAGTGTTTATGGGTTGCAACAGCAGGAGCCACGGTTAATGCTGATGCGGGTGCTGGTGCGGTTGATTCATATCATTCTCACATATTCGGACAGAACGCACTTGGTAAAGCAATATCGCAAGATCCCGTGATGATTATTAGCGGTCCTTTTGACAAACTCGGAAGATTTGTTCATGTCGGTTGGTATGGTGTATTCCATTATGCGATTGTCGACCAAGCATCGCTTTGGATGCTTACATCAAGTTCCAGTTTTGGAGCAAATACTTAATCGATAGACATAGGTTTGTTTTTTGGGTGAGGATTCTTTTTAGGGTCCTCACTCAACCCTATAATCTGAAAGGGGGCGATAGTGCCTGACCTAAGTATGAAATCAAAAAAGGCTGAGTTACAGGCTTGGCTTGACAAGCGGAGTGTACCTCATACTAAAAAAGCCACGAAGGAACAGTTGCTTGTTAAGATCAAGGATCAACAGGCAAAGGAAAAGAGATTGGCTGAAAGTCCAACTCTCAAATGTCGTGGATTGAAACATCACGATTGCGAGATCAGGGAAAATGGCGTTTCTAAATTCATTTCGATTGTTCCAGGTAAAAAATATGATTTGACTCCCGATGAAATAAGGCGTTTCACTGATCCCGCTTTATCATTACCAATAGTGGAAGTATTTGATTAATGGATAGTTCGGTTGAGGCTTTTACAAGTCAAACTTCGGTAGCGGTAAGTCACAATCTCGGATATAAACCGCCTGTATGGATTGAAGATTCAAACGGGAGAGTGATTTATGCGGGAGAGAACCATGCTTCTGACAATCAATTCACGATTACATTTGCACGTTCTCAATCGGGTACTATTCATTATCAGGATATCCTCACTTCGACTTCGACGGTTACGGTTTCAACCGAGGATTTCACGAATCAAACGTATGTTTTGGTTCAACATAATTTGACATTCAAACCAAATGTATGGATAACTGATACAAGCGGAAATCGATTGCCTTTTATTCCAATCGATCATATCAGTAATAATGCTTTTGCGGTTACTTTTGAAAATGCTCAAAGCGGTACGATTCATTACAAAGACTTTATATTCAACTCTGTTGGATTCACCCGCCAAGATCAGTTAGAGATCATTCACGGACTTGGCTATAAACCTGAAACGTGGTTCATGGATTCTGATGGAGTTGTTTTCTCTGCACAGGTTGACCATACAACTATAAATAAGTTTGAATGTGTCTTTGAAGATGCTGAGACGGGAACCCTGTTTTACGGTGATGTGGAATATGATTACGACACGAATGTTTATATATTGAGAAATGTAACTGTCTTGGATGCTGATTTGAGAAATGTCTTTCCTGATCTTGATGCTTATTTGCTTCCTGAATGGACTGATTTTGCTAAACCGATTTTACAATCGAAGAAAGCTCTTTATAGGAAATTACAGCAAGTGACGGGGAAAGACGATGACGACATGGCGGATATTCGAGATTTGAAAACTGAGGAAATGAAAAGCCGAATAGTAATGGATAGTTTAGTGAGAATATTTATCGCTAATAGGAATTTTGAACTGGCGAGAGCTTACACCTCAGAGAAATTGGCTATTCCTATGGTTTACCATGATGACACAGACGGTGACGTAGTTGTTGATGAAGGGGAAAGGGCAATTTCTCAATTACCCGTATTTTCGAGATAATGCCGAGGACTAATTACAAAGACATTCACGATGCAATTAAAAATAAGATAGTTGAATATGAATTTGAATATAGGGATGCTTCACAGTGGTTTAATCTCGAAGCGGGAGAGGAAATCCCTCAAGGATTGCCAGGAAAGGCATTTAATATTCAATTCGGGGATCAGAACCCAACGGACATTGATGCAAAAACGATTTCAACTAATATCATTATCGAGTTTTTATTAGATGCTAAAAAGGATGATTATGTACGACATATCGGATTTTGTCAGGAAGCGGTTGAAGCAATAGAGAATATTGAGATTGGAGAAATTGATATCAGAATCAGACCAACAAGAGGTGAAGGATTGGCAATTTTTAATCGAATATTTGTAGTGGACGAAAAGGTCGTTTTGACATTTGATTCACTGGCTATTATAATGAAAATCTTTAAATAAAGGAGCAATTTCATGGCTGAAATAACTATTGCAAACGTACAACTTCCAGGTCCTTTTACAATAGTATGGCAGGCGGTTGCAGTTGAAAAGTTGAACAGATCGGATATTTCGCAAGATGCGGTTGACTTTAGTTTAGAAACTCGGCACGTTACCCATTTAGTCGAAGATGGAAGGGAAATTCATAGCATATCAGGTCGAGTTCTGACTTTAGTGGTGACCATAAGTGAAATTCTGGATTTGGCGGATCAACAGGCTTGTGAAGATGTTGACAATATGACCATACAATCATTGTCAGCACCAACTGCGGATGATACTCTGACTATTTTAGCGGAAGAAGCATTTTGCAAAGCTGAGATTGATGGATATAAAACTAAAATCACTTTTATTAGTTCATGTCTACCATCTCAGGATTGGGATACATTATTTACAGGTCCCGCTTAATAGCGGACTAAAATAGGAGGTAATTATGCCTGAGGACAAAGTTCTTATGTCATTTGTAAAGCCTAATGGGAAACCAGGAAAATGTAAAATTCCGAAATCCCGTGTCAAGGCTCACGAGTACGTTGGCTGGAAAGTAGTGAAAGAAAAAAAAAATAAATAATAACAGGGGCAAAGCCTAAAGTTCCCCTAAACGAAAGGGCAATTTGATGGGTAGTTTATCAAAATTAATCGCACCTATAATTCGAGGTGAAGCACAACTTACAGTAGTAACCGCAGGAACGCCAGTAGCACCCGCCGCCATTACCGCAGTTGAAGATCAAAAAGTTAAATACTTACGAATTATTAATAATAATGCTACGAAAATCGTTGCAGTTGGTTTGATTGCCACAGTTGATGCGGTTTCAACTCCGAAAATCGGAGTAATTCTTTATGAAAATGATGCTGTTATTGTTCCTGTAAGACATGATCCCGCCGAATTGATAGGTGTTGATGCTGATATAAATGCAACGGTAGTAACCGTACAACAGTTAGGAGAGTAAACCATGAGTATTTTTAGGGATGGCTGGATAGAGCGTTCCTGGAGATGGATTCTTAGGTGGTTTACTCACCCTGGGTATGTTACCACCACCGATGCCACTCCAACGGTAATTTTAACTATCGCAACGCATACAGATGAAACTTTAGTAATTGAAGCTAAATGTTGTGGGGTTAGAGCAGATGCAGGGAATGAAGCCGCAGAGGGAGCCACCTATTTGTTATTAGCCTCGTATCGTAATGATGCAGGGGTGGTTTCTGCAATCGGTACTCCGACTTCCGATGCTTTAGAGGAAGATACGGTGGCTTGGGATTGTCAATTCAATATCAACGGAACAGATATTGAAATCAAAGTGACTGGCGAAGTTGGTAAGGATATTAATTGGGTTGCCTGGGCAATCAGAACTTATGTTGAGGTCTAAGATATGAAAAAGATAATATTAGTCGTATTGTTAGCCGTCTGTTCTGTCTTAGGTCAATATAAGGGATGGGAAGGCGGAAATTTCCACATACTTGATGACTTCTTTTTGAAGTCTGGATATGTTACGAATTTCGGATGGGAAACAGCCGATCCAAACGCTAACGCTTTGATTCTGACATTACCCGAAGGAACCGCCACAGATGTTCCTATATTCATTGTGGGTGATGCTTCGATATTGAATCAGAATTTAGGTTGGTTTGATGGTATTGCTGAGCCTTCGATTGCAACAGTGGACGATGATAAAGACAGTTATTTGCTTTTTGGTCATTATTCAGATGATCTTCCGACTTTAAGATCACCGAATCCTTTAGCAATTATGGTTTCGGGTGATGTGGACGATTATGCTAAATGGACGGTTACGAGTAATGTTGTAATCCTTAGTAATATAGGAGGTGCAGACGGATCAGACGATTTCAAGATCATTACAGACGATGGTGACTTGTATTTGGCTCCCGCCGATGATTTAGATTTATATCCCGTAGCTGGAAACATTAAAGTATGGAATGATTTATGGACTGATCGTTGGCTGTCACAGGATTCAAATACATTCATGGGAATTGATGTTGCTGGTTCAGATAATTTGGCTCATGGTTCTGGAAATGAGGGGTATTTCAATACAGCGATTGGCAACTGGGCTATGGAAGATATTACAACTGGATATTTGAGTGCGGCTGTTGGATATCAAGCTCTCCGTAATATGACAACTGGATATAGTAACACAGCAATAGGAGGAAATGCAGGGTATTCAAATACAACGGGTATTAATAATACTTACTTAGGTAGAGAAGCGGGGTATTATCAAGGCACTGGATCATATAATATATTTGTTGGTGCAAGTGCTGGTCTTGGAGCGGCGGCATATAATGGAAGTTATAATACGATAGTCGGACAAAATGCAGGTGACGATATAGGAGATATAAATAACTTGGTTGCGATAGGCTATGCTTCTGGTGGTTCCGTAACTACAGCACATCAAAACGTCTTAGTTGGAAGTTACTCGGGAGGACAGAATGTAACTGGTCAGGATAACGTAATGATCGGTTACATGGCGGGGTATGGGACTGGTGCTGACTCGCATCAAAGAAATGTTTTTGTAGGTATGAAATCAGGATATGTAATTACCACAGGTGGAAACAATATTTTATTGGGTTATAAAGCTGGTGATAATCTTACAACGGGAGCGAATAATATCATAATCGGATATGATTTAGATGTTTCGGCTGTTGGAGTTGATTATGAAATGAATCTCGGTAATATTATAATCGGTGATATGACTTCTGGATCCGAAGCGGTTACTATTGGTAATAGTATAGACGAAAAGACACCACTTTTCAAGATCCTGGCTGACGCTGATTCAGATGCGGGTGACGATGTTAGCGAAACTTTCCAAATAACGCTCACACCCAATTCGACACCAACATTAGCAACGTGGGGTTTTACATCTACTCAATCCGCAGGATATTCATTCGATAAGGATTTGTATCTTCCTTCTGGAAAGAAGATTGATTTTAACTCGGGTGATGTTACGGTGACTCACTCAGCAAATCTTTTGACATTTGCAGGGGGTGAATATGTATTTGATGATAATATGTATCTTTACAATCCTGTAAATGATGGAGATCCATATTTTAATATTGGATCGGCTGTAGCCGAGGCATTACAAATAAAAGTTGATTATAAGACGGGAACTCAAACGTTAGAGAATCTTGATTTTATCACATATACAGCTGATGCCACCGCCAATTATGGACAATTCCGTTTCTATGTGGACGAAGCTCTTGAGTTTACAATCAATGATGATGGAATTATCGTTGCTGGTTCTGTTGGTATGGGTGGTGGTCTTACTATTACGATGGATGATCCTTTCGTTTATTTCGATCCTTCAACCGCCTCAGAATCCGAATGGTGGATAGGAACAAATCACGATGCTGGTGGTGCGGATAATGATAATTGGGAATTGAGACAATCGGCGACTCCTGGCACGAATGTAGAGTTTTATGTTCAACCTGATGGTGATGGTTTCTTTACTGGTGATTTGACTATTACGGGTGATGATCTGTTTATGAATACGAATACTACTGGATATATCCTGAGAGCCGATAATACGAATTACAATCCAGTTAAATTTGATGATTCAGCTGACCTTGCTGGTTTCCTTGATGACGAAACAGGAACGGGTTTAGCGGTATTTGGTACGGCTCCTGTATTTGCTTCCACGATTACGATAGGAACCAATACGGGAACATCAGGACAGATTCTTTTTATTGCCTCAGACAATGACCAGGCGGATATTGCAATTAACACGAGTGACCAAATTACTTTTAATAATGCCGCCGATTATGTATTTGATGGAGAGATTCAATCGCCATGGTATCAGGTTGCATCTACGGCTGATAACACAGAATCGGTCACACATAATTTTGGATATAGACCTTTTGTATGGATATACGTTACCGCTACGGAAGTGAATATGGAGGCGACAATAGATCATACAGACGCTAATACTTTTGTAGTAACAACGGAGGACGTAGTTAATTTTACAGTTAATTACAGATAGGAGAAAATAACATGAAAGTTTTTAGATGTTTAGCAATCTTACTTTTGCTGATTGGGATTGCCTATGCTCAGGTTCCATTCAACATGAGCAAGGCTCAATTCTACGGTGATGTTGAGGTTCAAGATAGTTTATTGATCTTGGATGCAACTCAAGCGGATACCGTTCTGTTATATGATGACGGAACGAATTTCGTTATCAAGGCTGATAATCCAATCAGTTTGCCAATGGTGATTGTAGGGATAACTCAGTTGAACGTGGATAATCTCAGATTAGATGGTAATACATTAAGCTCAACTGATACGGATGGTAATGTAGAATTAACGCCTAATGGTGCGGGATTAGTCAATATGGCGGAAGGTGATCTTGCGATTGCAACAGTGGCGGTTACAACTTCGGCGGCTGAATTGAATTATAGTGATATTACCACTCTTGGAACAGCACAGGCATCGAAAGCTGTTACTGTAAGTGCTGGAAATAAAATCACTCTTGGAGCTATTGAAATTGAAGGATCCGATTTTGATATTAATGGTGGGGTAATTACTGGAATCACCGATCTGGTTGTACCTGATGGTGGAACGGGAGCGGGTACTTTTACAGATGGTTTCGTTCTAATTGCCAATGGAACGGGAGCTTTTCAGGTTCTTGATTTAACAACAGATGGTGCTATGATGGTCGGAGATGGAACAACTGATCCTGTAGCGGAAAGCGGAGCAACTCTCAGAACTTCAATCGGGGTTGGAACTGGCGATTCACCTCAATTTACCAATCTAACTTTAACGGGTTATGGAACTACGGGGGCTGATCCCGCCGACCAAGGAGCTTTAAGACTTTCCAATGCTGAGATAATTGCGTGGGAGGATGCAGTTGAGGCGGTTTTGACTCATGTAGATAATACTGGACTAACTTTTAATCTGAGTTTTCAAGCTGAACATCTAATTTCAACAGATGATGCTGATGTGAATGATAATTTGACCGTAGGTGATTTGATTTTAGATGAAGCCTCTGGAGTTTTGGATCACACAGGTGCAACATTATTTACTATATCTTCTACTGGATCAGGCAAAATCAGATTGGATGATTTAACTGGGATTCTCAACACTCCCGACCTCGGAGTAGGATTGCACGTTAAGACGGCTGATACGGGAGAAGCGTCAACGGTTCATGCAAATTCTGATGATTTAGTTGTTGAGAATATAACCAATGTTGGAATATCGCTTGTTATTGATGATGCAGGACAAGCCAGATATGCTTTTGAATCACTTAATGCGGTGGCTGGACAGAACGCTATTACATGGAGTTATAATGGTGGTGATGAATATATACGGATGCTTGTTGATTCTAAAAATATGTTTCACGTCCAAGACGGCAAAGTCGGCATCGAGAATACGAG